ATGAACATCATCACCGCCACCGAAAAATACAACCAGGCCAAGCAACAAGCCGCCGCCGGCCAGCACCTCGAAGCCGCCCGCAGCTTTCTCACGGCGCAGGATTGGGCGCGCAAGTGCCGCAGCGCCAAGCGCGTCGACCTGGCCCTCTACGCACATACCGGCGCCAGCATCCAGGCCTCTAAGGTTCTGGAAATCAGCGCCGACCATGGCGACCGCTCTGAAGCTGGCCGCATTCGTGCCGAATCAATGTTCCTGTTTCAGAAAGGCCTGTGATGACAGGATTTGAACTGGAGGCGCTACGGCGCCTTCTCTTTTTCTCGCCGCCAGAAGCTGCGCTCATGGTCAGCAATACCAGCGAACAAGCCTGGCGGCGCTGGGAATCTGGCGCGCGCAAGGTTCCTGACGATGTGGCGAAACGAATGACGAGCCTCATTGAGTGGCGTCAGGCAGCCATCGACGCGACCGTCAAGCAGATTAGCGCAGCACCGAAGGAAGTCTCCATCGCGCTTGTCTGGTATGACTCGCTAGACGATTGGGCTACCCTGCCGGGTCGAGAACCGGCCTTGTGGCGACCTCAACAATCAGTGTGCGCTGCTGTGTTTTCGGAGCTTCCTGGGCGCGTCAGCCTGGTCAGATTCGATGCGCCAGCTTACTCAGCCTGGCTCGGCGGGAAAAACGACGGCGAAACGGCGCGCAGCACATGGGCCGCCGAGCAGATCCATAATCGGTAGGCAGCGTCCAAGCAGCGCACCTGGGCGATCCATAGTCGCACCGCCGGCCCATGCGTCCGGCGGTACTCTTCAAGGTCAATTACCTGCCCCATCAGATCTCGATCAGCACCGACGTCAGCGCCGGCGCCGGCCCCTCGATCCGCCCTGCCCGCACAAATACCTTGTCTCCGATCGACGCATCGCCGCGCACCTGGAGCAGTGCGCCATCAGGTAGCTGAACGGTGGCGCCATAAGTGCTCGTCGCGATGACGGTGCCGACCAGGAGCGGGGATTCCGGCAGGAGTTGGCGCAGGCGGCGCCAGAGGTTGGTGGTGATCATGCCGCGGCCTCGATGGTGAGGGTTTGTCGGACGGTCGGATGGCCGACCGTGATGGTGTTGGCGCGGGTGATGCCGCGCCGGGTGTTGGCGCCATCGGTAAATTCGACCAGGCGGCAGACATCGATGATCCCGGATTCATCGAGCACCGGCAGGCTGATCTGCATGACCGCCTTTCGCCCGGCAGCGCCGAGGGTGGCAGTGCCGCGCTGCCGGGCTGCGTCGACGTGCGTGATCAGTGGATGCGTGACCATCGGCGCCGGTTTGTCGCCGGCAGTGCCTGAGATTTTCACCTGGCCCAGGACGCCGGCCAGCTCGCCCGAGACATAGACCTGGTTGTAGTCGGGATTGTCGATCCACTCGATGGATTCGGTCTGCGTGACGGCAGCCGGAATGATGACGTCAGGCGTCGCGGCGGACAACTCCCAGGGCTTCACCGGATAGCGCGGCAACATGCGCAGTGACCTCGTCTGCCACGCGGACTGCAGGACGGCGCCAGCGGCCTCGGCGACATGCAGGGCGACGTCTGCCGGCGCGCCCTGCAGGCTGAGGATGCCGGACGGCACAGACCAATCGGTGATATCCCAGCCCTGCGTGTAGCCAGTGTATTCCAGCGCCGCGTCGATCAGCTGCTGCGCGGTCATCGTGGCGTCATTGGTGTGATGGCTGGCTATGGCATAGGGGCTGGCCAGCTCTGCAGCAATGCCCCGGCCGCTGATGGCGACGGCGCGCTTTCCGAACTGTCGGCTGTTCTGGATTTTCTCGACCAGGAGGCGGAAGGCAGCGCCATTGATGTACGCCATCAGCTCGACCGGGGCGCCATCCGGCATGACGGCATCGCGCTGGCTGTAAGGGATGGTGGCCGACCAGGTCGGCAGCCAGGAATCGCAATCGATGGCGACCTGCATCTGGGTGGCGTCGAGCACGGTGCTGTCGTCAAGGCGGACGAGCAGAACGTCGTTGATCATGATGTAGGCTCTCCGGATGGGGATGATGATTTGCTGGTCCGGGTCCGGCTGCTGCGGCCCAGGCGGCACGACGACGCCCCAGCCGCTGCGCAGGGGCCGGGAATAGCGCGTCCAGGGAATGTCCTGCTCGCGGGCGGCCGGTTTTGACTTGCCCCAAACCGCCAGGCGATGCGTGTTGAGCGCCGCCTTGTCGAGGATCGGCTCGCCGGCGGCATCAAGGCGCTGCTCGAGTAGCGGGCCGACGGTGAATGCGGCGCGGCGAAGCGGGATCTTGATGTCGGCTGTGCCCGGGATCAGCGGCAGCGGTGGAACGTAGCCATCGGCGGCGAAGGCGACATCGATGGCATCGCCGGCCGGCGGCATATAGGCATCGGTCGGCATGACGACGCGCAGGCCGCCGCCCTGGACCACGAATGCCAGGCTATCAATGGCCGGCATCTGATACGGCACCGGCCGCCAAGTGGCGATCTTGTCACCAGCCCAGGGCAGCGCCGGGGCAATGTCTGCTGGCTGTGATTTCCCCCAGCGCAGGTCGGCATCCGGCGCCTCGGTGCGCTCGAAAACGCCCCACGGTGTCAGGCTGGCCAGGTCAACCGGAGAGGACGGCGACCAGCGCGGCGACGTGGACACCTGACAGAGCGGGCCAAACGCCGACCAGGCAGCCCGGCGCGGCGACGGGTCAAGCACGATCGCAGGCAGCCAACCGGACAACGTTGTCGCCAGCGCACCCCGGCCGGCATCCCAGCGCAGTCCGCGCCGCTGACGAAGCGAGAGTGCAGACGCATGGACAAGTTGCCGCGTCTGCTGCTGAGCACGCGCCCCGCCCCATCGCGCGCCGGCGGTCAATGACAGGCGCTGGGCCGTGCTCGGCGTTTCGAAGAACGAGGCATCGATGGCGTCCGGCGCCGGCGGGATATACCCGTCGGCAGCGAACCGGACGACGATGGAAGCCCCGTTCGGCGGACGATAGGCCATCAACCGCCTACCAGGGCCGGGGTGATTCGATCACGGATCAGGGCGTTTTCCGAGGTGTGATGCGCAACCCAGAAGTGCAGGCTGGTATCGGATGTCGGCAGCACGAAGCTTCCGTCGACATCACTGTAGCCCTGCGAAACCAGACGGCCGCTGGCCAGATGATAGCAGCGCACGAGGGTATTTTGCCGCGGCGTGCCGTCTGGGTTGCGCACAGCGCCGGACAAGGCTCGCGGCCCGTACTCGTTGAAGCGCTCGGTCGGGGCAGTGATGGTTGTTGCAAGCGGATTAAATCGGGCAATGTTGGCCGTTACCCTAACCTCATCGACCCAGTAATGCGTATTTTGATTCCCCGGAATTATCGCAGCTTTACCGATATGGAAAAATCCATCGCCATTGATCTCGTCATCTCCGACATCAATCAGGCAAGCGCGGTTGTTTCCGGAAAAAACCGCGATTGACGATCCCGATCTGATAACTGACAAGCGCTGTCCATAGGGGTATGAGAACTCGTGATCCACCCCGTTTAGCGTAAGCCATGCTTTACCTGATGATTGATTCATTCTCATAGCCAGCACGACGAGCGCCCCGTTGACAATCGAGAATGCATATTGCGGATCGTTATTGGCCAGCCGATACCCGTTCGCCCACTCAATAGAAAAGTCGCCTGTACCGAATATTGCAGATGGGGATGGCCCGAGACGGACGCTCGGGCTTGGCCAAACTGCACCGTAGCCAAATTCGGCATAGGTCGCCCCTACACTGATTATGCTGCCGTTCATAGCCACCGGATTTCCACATGTGTCCTCGATTACGCCATCGACGGTTGGTTCGCAATGGCTGTGGAACACGACCTGCTCTCGGTACTGGTCAAGTTCGCCGAGGATTTCATAGTCGTAAATAATCGCGCTTGACTCTTCGAGGCGAGAATCAGCAACGGTGCGCCGAAACTGGCCGATATATCCGTAGAAGTTGGTCAGATTGTTCCCGGTGTACGCCCTGTTGCCGATCGACAGGATTGACCCGCTGGCCTCAGAGAATGATGTCAGCCCATGCGGCTCGTCGATGATAACGTCACCGTTCATCTCGACCGATAGCCTGCCGGTGGTCAGACGGACAATGCATTTCGATGCGGCGCCAGTGAGCACATCAAGATCAACTGGCGCGCTGAATTGCTGCGTACTTCCATTTGTGAAATCGACACGAAGCACCGAGTTTTCGACATTAAAATACACCCGCAGGATCGATGATACGGAGAACAGATATCGATCCCCTGTTTCGCCGAAGCCGGTTGGGTAAAACTCGATTTCATAAGCTTGGTCGGCGTACGAAAACGATTGAACCGATGGGTATATTGATTGAGAAACAGCGGGATTTCCAAAATATGCCGCTCCGCGCGGAAAAGCCGGGCACGCGGTCGATATAACCACGCCGCCCTGCATGTTCATGTCGTAAGCGCCCTTTTCTGGAATTATCGGAGAACGTCCATGCGGGCCCCTATTCGAGCACAACAGGGCAACGTTCGCCCACTTCGGATCGTACCCCCTCATACCACCATCCTCGCAATCTGATATTTCTCGATCACCCCGGCCACATCGTCCAGGATCACGGCGTAGGCATCGCCGGTGTAGCTGACATCGATTCCGCACAGGCCGCTCTGCCCGTTGCTCAGCCCTTCGCCGACGACCGCCCCGGTATCGGTGCGGTGAATGCGGACGCGACGGATCGCCGCGTTTCCATCGCGGTCATTGATCTGGATCTCGACGAGGCCGGCCATTACGCGTCCACATCCCCGCGTAGCTGCAGCGCGAACTGGTCACCGGCAAGCGAGGCCCCGGGCAGGACGGTGCGGGCGATCCAGATGGGCGCGGCCGCGCTTATCGTGTTGAAGCGCAGCTGGTTGCCGGCGCTCCACCCCATGCCGAAGCCGGCAGCGCGGATGACGAAGTACGGCTGGCCGGTCAGGGCGTTGGCCGGCGCGCAGTCGGCCGAGGTGCTGCCGGTGGCGATCACGCCAAGGTTTTCCCCGATGACCTGGTAGCTGGTGGCGCTGGTGAAGTTGAGGCGCCAGCGCTCGGTGACCGCCCCGTTGTTGAGCACCTCGATCGGGTAATCGATGGTGTTGTATTCGGCATTGGCCGCAGCAACCTGCGTGTCTTGCCAGCTGATCCAGCTCATCTCGTCGAAGACGTTGGTCACCCGGGCGACCATATCGCCGAAGAGCAGCGCAGACGACAGGTAGGTGTTTTCGGCCGGGTAGTCGCGGGAGAGCGCCGGGTCGAAGGTGACCTGCCCGTTGATCTGCACGTCGCTGACCAGGACCATGTCCTCGACGCGATGACGGGCGACCAGCGGCTGGGTGTAGCCAGTGAGGCTGAGCGGCGAGGCCATGGTGACGGTGCCGGCGTCGAGCGAGGCTTCGTACTTCGCTGGATCGACCTTGACCCCGGCCTGGTCTTCGAGCCATAGCTCGGCCAGGTCGGCGCGACCGACGTTGTAGGTGGTGCCGGCGACGACCGGATTTGGCAGCGTGGTCGGCTGGGTATTGTGGATCACCGCGACATCGGACGGCCGAACCATCGGCACGCGGCCATCAGACGGCAGGCGCACCGGGTCAAGGCCGAGCAGGTCAGCGTCGAGCGGCAAGCTGGTCAGGACGATGGCGTTGTAGCGCAGGGTTGATGGGATCACCAGGCGCGGTTTCCAGATCTGGCCGCCGACGACATTGTCGGCATCGAACCACCATTCTGATTCGTTGCCAGCGGCGGTGACCATTTCGCCGAAGCGGATGTCTATCACCCCGCTCTGCTGGTCAATACTCCCGGCCACAATAGCTCCGACGATATCCCCGTCGGTATCGGCCTGGCCGGTCAAAAGGTTTCCGTCGGTATCCGTTGCCTGAACCTGGAACGACCCCGGCCGCAGCGGCGCTCCGGCTGTGCGCAAGGCAAACTCAGCGGCAGAATACTCGCCATAAATAGACAGGCAGGCGCGCACTTGCAAAGACGGGGATGCGCCGGAACTCCAGAAGCTGAGCGCCAGCGTCCCCGCGTCGTAATCGACCGTGCCCGCAACGGTACCAACACCGGTCGCCGGAGACATTGCGGCATAGAGTGTTCCGTTGCGATCAATATACGATAGCCCGCCGATATCGATGGCAAGCGACGCCGGGACGATGCGGTCACCAACCGTAGTCCGCAGCGGCAGCCGCAGCGGCGCATCGGCAAAGCTGAACGATTCATCGACGGTTACCAGCGACGCGGCAACGCCAGCGGACTGAAACCCGAAGCTCGCACTGCCGCCGACCGTAAGCTCAGCCGTCTGGGAGGCCGCCAGCCACTTCCATTCGCCGACGCTTGCCCAGCGATTTCCGGCCAGCGTGACACTGCCGATGATGCTGACCACGCCAGACGAATAATTGACCGTACCAACCATCTGATCGCCGTTGACCACAGCCCCTTCGAGGCGACCTACCGTCCCCAGCGACTGACCCGCCAGTACAACAAGCAAGCCAGTTCCGTTGTCCTTTACGATCAGCGATCGACCTTTAAACGGCAGCGCGCCAGTGATCGTTCCAGGCTCAACGCTACCGCCGAGAGACATGGTCGTCGCGGCAGCCAAGGTCACGACGCGAACGGTATATTCGCCTGGCGTCGCTGGCGCGCGCTGTTCGTAGGATGCCCGAATTGTTGACAAAGCATCAGGAAGCGCGCCGGTGTAATGCAGTAGCACATCACCAGTCGTGTAGTTGACCTGTCCGACCACGCCATCCCCGGACAGATTCCCGTTGCCGTCATCGGTTGCCGTCTTGTCAGCACCAGACACACTATAGAGCAGCGACACGCTCATCGGCTCCACCGGGACATCCGCCAAGCTGAAGCGCTGCTCAACACTGCCGGCATCACTAGCAGCGCCGGAGCGCACGACATAATGCGCCGGCGATCCCCATGTGAAAATCAACGCGCTGCCCAGGTCAGGCAGGGCGCCAAGGGTGACAACCAGCGATCCAGTCGAGTAATCGATTGTCCCGGCGCCGATCGACACCTCATCACCGACCATGTTGCCAGACCCATCGTCCCGCAGTTGATACCAGCGATTCATCGCTCGATACGCCAGGCCCACCGAGCCGGCCGCCGGAAGAGGGTTAAGCGTCTGCACATGAGATAGGCCGCGCGTGGCAAGCCCAATAGCTGTCGCATGGGTGTGGGCGATCTGTGTTGCCGCAACCGCAGGCATGTAGCTGACCTGCCAGGAAGCGGCGCCGCTGCTACCCCCCGTCCTGACGATCAGCCCAGTGTCGTAATCCACCGTTCCAGAAAAACCAGCCCCGGAGATCGTTCCAGCCCCGGAGATCGTTCCCTTGCCATCATCGGTCACCGCAGCAATCCCGGGCGCCGCCACCGTTGCACTGCCCGGGAGAATGCCTCGGGAAATCCGAAGCCCCGTACCAACCGCCCAGCCACCGGATGACACCAGGGTCTCGGTAATCAGCGCATCAGCACACGCTACACGGCCCCCCGTCTCCAGTGCCGGCACATTGGCAAGAACGCTCTCCCGCGTCACCGCTGGCACCAACTGGGTATAGACGCTGGCCAATTGCACACTAAGGTCGCCGGCGGATGCCGCACTGGATAGCGGCTGGATGCTGTAGTAGCGCGCGGCATCGACCAGCGACGTGCTGCGGATCAGCGTCGGGCGCGTAACGTCGGAGAGCTGGGAAGCGTAGGCCGCGCCCTCGAAGTCGTGCCGCAGCGGCACGCCGGTACCGATGGTCACCACCCGGCGCTCGAAGTCGACCACGTTGCTGCCGATCGTCTCGGTGAAGGTGCGAACTTCTGCCGTCACCGTCTGTGCGCGGAAATACTGCTGCGCGGTCACCGCACCGACGAGCTCGGTCGACAGGCAATAGACATCGCCGACTTCCGGCAATGGCGCCTCAAGGCGCTGATAGGCCACGATGCTCTGCTGCCCAACAAGCTGCCGGCCAAGCAAGGTCATGCGGCTTTCCGGCCCGCTGGCCATGTAGCTTTCGATGCGATCGCGCGCCGCCGCCCGGGTGTCGAACTCCGACCCGGTCGAGAACAGCGTGCAGACGATCCGCGCGTTGCCCGGCGGCTCGGTGATGATGGCGTGCGCGCCGGCGTAGGTATCGAGGTTGCCGGTAGATACCGTGCCGAACACCTTGCGCAGGTTGTTCCGGCCATAGACGGTATCGAGCCGCGACACCTTCGGGAAAACGTTGCCGGCAACGCCATCCGGGATGATGCGGGACGTGCGGCGGCCGCCACCGTCGTAGGTATCGGCCATGCGCTCGGATTCGAGCAGCTTGATGTCAGTGCTGAGGATGGTCATGGGTCAGATCTCGGTGAGCCGCAAGGTGATGATGTAGGGCCAGTCGTCTGGCGGGGATTCGTTGTCGCCCAATGGCCGGGCGCTGATCGGCTCTTCACCGGGGCGGAAGACGACCGTGAAGCTGCGCCCGTCGTCGAGCTGCAGCGCGTATTGCGCACCAGGGGTTTCGGTCAGCGCATGCAGCTGCTGCAGGACGGTACGCGTCATCCCGAGCCAGCCACGGTCTTCGCTCGCCTGCAGGGTGATCGGCCGGCCGGCCAGGCGCTGGGCGCTGTCGAGCAGCAACGCGCCGGTAATGCTATAGGCCTGGTCGGTGACCACCGGCGACCAGTCGAATTCATCGATCCAGCGGCAGCCGGCGGGAATGGAAATACCGTTGAGGCTGTGCATCAGCTGGCCCTCGACATGTCGGCCTCGATGCGCCGGAAGAATTCGCTCAGCGCATCGGCGTCATCGCGCGAAGCGACATTGACGGACGTTGATGCGCCACGATTTATGGATAGATCGACGCGGAACGAGGACACCTGAACCACCGGGCGCTGCACGCTTTCGCTGTTTCTTTGCGCGGACTGATCGGCGGCTTGCGCGGCGGACGCCTGACTTTGAGCCGCAGCAATGGATTCCCGACTGTACCGATCAATGTGGGGCTGAAAATCGCGCACCGCCTGCTCGTAAATCTTGCGGTATTCGTACTCGCCGATCACCTTGTTGCTGTACCGCTTCCCGGCAAACTCGCGTTTCACCATTTCATCATAGTGAGCGACGAGGTCATCAATGACTTCAGACGGCAGCCCCTGATCGCGCGCCACATCCCGTGCATTGAATTCAGCGCTTCCCCGGGCGCGCACCTCTCCCGCGGACGCTGTACGGACCGCATTCTGGGCGTCAGCAAGGTCTTCCACTGCTCCCGCCGCGCTACTTGCCTCATCGGCCATCTCATGATATCCAGCCGCAGCTCGCTCGGTGGCGTCGGCAACTTCCTCGGTTTTGAGCTTTACCCCGGCAAGTGCGGCCTCCACACGCAAAGAGTCGCTGGCGATACCGTCGTTGGCAGAAATGGCGCGCTGCGCGTAGGCTTCGAACGCCAGTTGCAGGTCGCGCGCAGTAGCCATGCCGCTTTTCTTGATCAGCTCATATGCGGCTCTGGCTTCGTCAGCTTGTTTTTTCAGAGACGCAGACGACGTGATGCCCAGCTTTTCAAACGCCGCTTCGACGGCAAGCGTCTTTTCGGTGAGCCGCATCTGCTCATCGGCTGCTTTCTTTGTCGCATCAGTCAGCGTGCCGAGACCGTTGGCAGCCGTAGTGCTTGACGATTCGATCTTGCGCAACTCGCCATTGACGAATTCGGTATCGTTGCCCAGGGCGGCCACCTGTTCGGCGGTCAGTCCGGCGGACTTTCCGACCTCGGCGACGGCAGCCGCGGTATCGGTAGCGGTTTGGGTCAGGCCGGCCCAGGCGGTCTGGAAGGACTCGGCGCTTGATGCAGCGCTGTCGAACGCCTTGGCCGCTTCGTCCGCGTAGGCTTCAGAAACTGCCCACGTCGCTTGTGCAGACGTGCGCACATCGTTGGCCCACTCGGTGAATTTTGCCGACAGGTCACCAAAACTGAGCTTGGCAAACCCGTCCAGAATCAGCGCCACGCCCGACTGGATATTGCTGGCTACACCAGCAAAGGCCTCACCGAGCTTGTAGATTCCGGCCAGGATGGTGCTGGCGCCGGTCGAGATGGCCGAGAAAACAAGCTTGGCTACGTTCCCAGCCGATTCGATATGGCCGATCCAGCGCGTGACGGCTTCGCCGGACTGGTCTGCCCAGGTGCTCATGCGGGCCGACAGGGCGTCGATATCGACCTGGCCGAGGAAGCGCAGGAAGGCTTCGCCGGCCCCCCGGAACACATCGCCGAGCACCTTGCCGAAGCGTTCGACAGCACCGGAGTCGGTAAGTCGCTTGAAGAGTTCAGCCAGCCCATTGTAGAAATCGGCGAGGACGGGCAGCAGGCCGCCGCCGAGCGTTTCCTTGAGATCAGTGAAGCGCTTGCTGGCAAGATCGGCGGCGCCTGACATCCCCTGCCCGACTGCACTAGCCACCCCTTCCACCTGACCGGCGACGGCCTGCAGGACAACACCTTGCGCCTGCGCTTGTTTCCCCGTCTCGACCAGGTAATTGATCAGGGTCTTCTGCTGATCGCTGAAAGTGACGCCTGCCTCGGCGAGCGCCGATATGCCCTGCTTCGGATTTTCCAGCGCCTTGCCGAGCTGAACGATGTTGCTTTCCAGCGTGCCGAACCCGTTCGCCGCAAGATCCTGCGCCAGCTTGAGTGTGGCTTCGAAGGCATCCTTGCCGATGGACTTGAAGGTCAACAGCTTGGCGGCCGCGTTTCGGAAACCCTCTGCGCTGCCCAGCGTGGCCTCGTCGAGGCGTTCCGCCATTGCGCTGATTTCGGTAGCGGACAGCCCGGCGGCGCCGCCAGTTGCCTGAATGGTTGCCTCGATCTTGCGCATCTGCACATCGAGGGTTTCCGCGGCGTCGGTCACATCATTGTAAACACGCTTTGCCGCTGCGAACCCGCCGAGCGCAGCAAGCGCGGCAGCAATCTTGCCGCGTAAGCCATCAAAAACACCGCCGGTTTCCTTGGCGCCTGCCGACAAATCGGCAAGCTTTTGCCGCGCCCGCTGCACGGCGCCAGCAGCATCCTTCAGTTCCTGGCTGACCCGGCGCTGCTCGGCAGATAGAAACCGCGACTGCGCCGCAGCCCGCTTGTACCCATCGTTCAGCCGAAAGACTTCCTTGCCAGTTTCGCTGAAGGATGCGCGAAGCTGATCCATGCGGCGGCGCGTGGCGGCTGCTTCGTCGGCGTATTTTTGCTGATCCTTGCCGCCCTGCTTGACCAGCGCCATCTGGCGCTTGTATTCCTCGTTGGTTTCGTTGAGCGCGCGCTTGATTTCATCCTGCTTGGTGCGGGCGTCGGCAAGCTGCTTCGAAGCCTTAAGCTGCTCGGCATTGGTGGTCTTTGTGGTTTTGCCGAGGGATTCCAGTTCCTTTTCCAGGGATTCGACCGTGGCTTCCAGCCGCTGGACTTCCTTATCGCCTTCCGCCTTGGCGGAAATGCGCAATCTGACTTCGTTGTCACTCAGGAGGGCCATGGGTCAAACACCGGGAAAAGGCCCCTGGCCGAAGCCAGGGGAAACGCAGGGTGGCGGAGATTGATGCAGGTGGAACAGGGTTACTCGGCCAGCGGCAGGCCATCGACGTAGATGGCCTCGCCGTTGGCGGGGACGAGGATTTCGGCTTCGAAGGTCATCGAGGTGTAGTCGGTGCCTTCGGCGATCACCGGCAGGTCACCGGACGGCGTGAGGTTGACCTTGGGCATGTACCAGTCGCGCTTTTCGCCGGAGGCGTTGTCGGCGATGACGTGGATGGCGCCGACCAGCTCGGCGACGCCGCCGGTCTTGATGCGCTGCCAGGTGGCGGCTGGCTTGGTGTAATCGACCTTGATCGCGGCGTCATCGACGATGCTGCCGCCGGCGAGGATCTGCAGCCGGCCGCGCTCCAGGTCGAGCGCATAGTCGGTGTTCACGGCGTAGGTCGTCGTTCCGGCCTGGTCGGTGACGACGACGTTGGTAATGTTGCGCACGCCAGCCGGATTGGCGGTGGTCTTGCCAATCTGGTAGATGCGGCCCTTCTTGACCGTGATGGTCTCGTCGGTGACGTTGCCGCTGGTCTGGCTGACGGTTTCGAAGCTGCCCGACAGGTAGCGCGCGAAGTTCTCGGCGGACATGTTGTCGACCGTGATGGTGGCGGTGCGGCTGACTTCGACCGTGGTCGTCGCGTCCTTCTGGCGCAGGCCGGTCTGCGAGCTGAAGTGCTCGGCCTTTTCGGTGGCGATGGCGATGGTGAAGCCCGGGCAGTTGCCGAAGGGTTCCTCGCCGGTGTTCAGGCCGGTGTTCGGGTTTTCCGGGTCAAAATAGACCCGACCGCGGGGAATGTGATACTCGTTGGTTTCGTGGATGAGCGCCATGTCTGGACTCCTTTACGGGTTGGCGGGAGTAAAAAGGTAGGTCGCATCCAGCTTGATCTGGACATTGACCAGCGACTGGCCGTCCACCCGGGGCTGGATGGCACGCCCGGTGTAGGTGAGCGGCGATTCGAGCAACCCGTCGAGGTTGGGCGAACCGCCAAACAGCGCGCGGCAGAGATCGGCGACGAGCTTGTGGCCGGCGATATCCGGGTTGTCCGGATCGCATTCCACGGCGGCCTCAGCAACGAAATGCGCGACGGCCACCGCGGTATAGGGTTCGCCACGCGGGTTGCCGGCGTCTTCTTCGCTCTCGAACAGGGTTGCGCAATCTGCTTCCGGCAGTTGGCGCTTGCCGCGATAGACCCGGCGTCCGGCGTTGGTGTAATAGCCGTTCGCCTTGCGAACCGACTCCAACCGAGATTTCAGGACCTCGGCGATGGTGTTGGCGCGGCTGATGACGATATCGGTCATTTGCGCTTCATCTCACGGGCGAACCGCGAGCGGTAGGCCTGGATCAGCAAGGCATCGAACTTTGCCTGATTCTTGCCGATCCAGTAACTAAACTCCTGGTCAGGCGACGGCCCATACTCATGCTCGATGTCTTTCTGCCAGCGCCAGAACAAGCCCATGCCGTTGCCGCCATCGATCTTTCCAGCGCGCAACGGCAGCAGGAAGCTGCCCGGCATCCGCTTGCGTTGGCCACTACGCAGCACCTTGACGCTGACGCCTGCGGCCTTTTTCCCGGCGGGAATGCCGCGAAGGACATCGCCCTTGCTGCGGGCGGGATGCTTGACGTCCGTCGTCAGCTGCTGCACGGCGAAGCGCGCCAGGCGCGTCGGGTGCTTTCTGGCGGCGACCACAGCTTGATCGATGACGCGCTTGGCCTTGTAAAGGACAAACTTGTCCCGGATGTACGTCGGCGGCAGGTTGAGGCGCTGGGTGATATCACGCGGCGCAGCAGTCATGACCAGTTCAGCAACATCATTGGCCGCTGCCATGCCGGCGGCCGCAGCCTGCTCCGGAAAGCGACGGATGTCCTTGGCCAGGTTACGCAAGGCTTTGCTGCCGTCGATCTTGAGGCCGATCTTCATCAGTCGAGCCTCACAACCCAGCGGTCGAACGTGCCGTCATCGGAAAGACGAACGTCCAGTACATACGTCTGGACACCGATGACGATCGTGTCGTCCTTTTGCCCGGTCCCCGATGGAATTTCAACTTCGGTACGCGTGCCGACGATCTGGTTGTAGTCGCCGATCACCTGCATGGCGCGATGGACAAAAGCGCGCCCCGGCTTGCAGTTGTGCCGGATGTCTTCGGCCAGCTTCCCGCCAAACAGCGCGGCAGCCATGAAAGCGAAGGGGTTGTCACTCATGGCAAAGGCCTTTCACGGCGTCCCAGTGGGCTTGCCAGCCGGCGACCTGCTCGGCGCACTGTCGGCAGGTGACGTAGTTCTCGGCGACGGTGTCGAGGACGGCAGCGTCATCAACGGGGCCGGCTTGACCATCAGCCAGGCCGGCGGACTCGGCAGGCCGGCCCGTTGCGGCTGCGTCGTGACGCACGCGGAAAGTGCCAGGGAGAGTGCAGCGATCAGCAGCAGGCGTGACATGAACATAGCGAACGACCTCGCGGGTGATGATGCGGTCTTTTGTGGATTGTTCGGCGGCCGCGACGGCATGCTCGATGGCGCCTTGATCAACCTGCTGCTGGACGGATTCTTTTCGGTCAGCAGCCTGCTCGATGGCGGTAAGTCGCTTCGCGTCTTCATGATCGCCACGCATTGACCAGCCCCCGAGCGCCGCAGCGCAAAGGGTGGCAAGCCAGATGAGGATGAGCCAGGGATTCATGAGCCTAGAATGCCGGCTGGCCTGTCCGGTTTTTAGTGGCAAAACCGGAATGTTTGACGGTGTGGTTTTTAGTTTCCATGCCGGCAGATTGCCGGGATGGGGTGGAAATTTTTAGGGGAAATTTTCCTTAATTATTTCCGCGCAACAGGCTGAGCGCCTCAGCCTCGGTCACATCCAGGTCATACAGCGTAGCGATGTGGCTCGCGAACACCGGCCGGCGGTCGTCTGGGTAATGCTTCGCCTGCTCGGCATATGCGGCGACCTCGGCGGCGAGACGGTAACCGCGGCTGAATCGGTACGCCAGACCGTGCAGACCCGCGCTCCACACCCACTGCCAGACGTGGATTTTTTCGTGTTCGAGTAGGCCTTTGTCGCCGCGGTGCGCTGGACGAATCAGGATGATTGGGCCGTAGGTGGTCGCGGCGAAGCGCTTCGGGATGAAGCGTTCGGTGTGAATGGTGATCACGGTTCTTTTCCAGCGTCGAGCAAGTTTTTCAACTCATTCAGTTGCCGGCCAAGCTCGGCGAGCTGGCTGTCTTTTTCCACGCACAGTTGGCGTAAGCGATCGGCGTCGGCGACCGCGGCTATCAGCGCTTCGCCGATGATCGGTTCGAGCTCCGCTGCAACAGATTCGAGCTGCATCGGAGCAGAAACAGAGGCGGCGGTTACCTGGCCGTCTTTGACGACCTCGTTGATCGTCTGGTGATGCGCGGAAATACTCCCGTCTTCGTTGTGACGTATCAGGGTTTCATAGGCGCGATTGCGTTCTTTGATCATGGTCAGCTCACTGGAGTGGTGGTATTGAGGATGTGCCAGTTTGTGCCATTGCTTCGGCACGTCTTGGGTCCGCCGGTTGCGTTAACAACGTCGATATTGCAGCCAGAGTATGCTGCTGCACTTGGTAGAGTGCTCAACGTGTATTGGCCCCATCGCATCGGGCCAGCGACATCGAGCTTTGCCGACGCTGATGGCTGAACGCCGATCCCGGTATTGCCTGCGAGGTAGTTATAAGCGGTGCCAGATGCGTCTATGTTACGATGAGCCTCGACAGTGGACATGAATCCTAGTTTCAGAGCAGACGCAGCCGCCACATTAGCAGCGCCGCCCACTGCACCGATACTCAGGCCGAACAGATTTGTTATTGACCCGGTCAGGCAATACGGCGTTATGCTGATTCCGGAGCACGTCGCAGTTACCGGGGTGGCCGAACCAGACGTGTTATAATGACCAACAGCGATCGACAACCCTTGCATTGTCGAAAGCGTGCCGTTGTCGTCATAGCCTAGCGAAACCATGTTTCGCAAAACTAACATGTCGGCGCCCTTGGTGTATCCGCCCTGGGTGAATCCTGACTTCACTGCCGGGTGCAGCACAAAATTTCCGCCGATTTCGTAGCCGGTGGCGTTCGCTTCGGTCGAAATTTTTAAAGTGGCTCC